AATTGGCTGAGGGTATTGGATATGAAAATGAAGATTCCTATACTGAAAAACTTCAGATTATTAAAGACAAGTATTTCCGTGCAGAAGAAACGATTAATCCAAAAACCGTTTTAATCGAAGATACACAAGATGATATGGAATTCAATGAAGAAAATTCTTCAGACGATGCAATGGCACAAGCGCCTGAAAATATCAAAAAATATGCATCAGCTATTTCTAGAACTATTATTAAATAACAATTAAGGAGATTTACACATGTATTTATCAGAGCAATTACAAAAAAAGTGGGCTCCTATTCTTGATCATCCAGAATTGGGAACAATTTCAGACCCATATAGAAAGGCAGTAACAACTGTTCTTTTGGAGAATCAAGAAAAGTCCATGCAGGAAGACAATCAAGTCCTTTCTTCACAAAATTTCTTGACAGAGGCCGGCCAGGCTTCAGGCTCATTCCCTGATCAGGGGGGTGTTGCAAAATATGACCCTATTATGATTTCTCTTGTTCGGAGAGCAATGCCTAATTTGATTGCATACGATGTTTGTGGTGTGCAACCAATGACTGGTCCTACTGGTCTTATCTTTGCTATGAGAGCAAGATATGTCACAATGAATCAGTCACCAGAAGCACTTTATAATGAAGCGGACACAAATTATTCTGCTAATTCTGGCATAGCCCAAGACAGCAATGTTCCGGGACTTCATATTCATTCTGATGGTACGGCTAATGCTTCTCAAACTTTAGTAAGTGGAGGATTATCAACTGCCGCAGGTGAGTCAATGACGCCTAATAACATGGCTTTCTCGATTGAGAAGGTTACTGTTACTGCGAAAACAAGAGCCTTAAGAGCGGATTACACAATGGAAGTTGCTCAGGATCTTAAAGCAGTTCATGGTCTTGATGCAGAAACAGAACTCAGCAATATTCTTTCCGCTGAGATTCTTGCAGAAATTAATCGTGAAGTTATTCGTAAGATTTACAGAGAAGCCAAAGTCGGTGCCCAAAATAACACCACAACTGCAGGTATTTTTGATCTTGACACAGATTCAAATGGTCGCTGGTCCGTAGAGAAATTTAAAGGTCTTATGTTCCAGATAGAGAGAGAAGCCAATGAAATTGCGAAGAAAACACGTAGAGGGAAAGGTAATATCCTTATGACATCTTCAGATGTTGCCTCTGCACTTCAAATGGCTGGGGTTCTTGATTACGCTCCTGCTCTTGACAGCAACAATCTTAATCCTGATGATGCAGGAAATACTTTTGTTGGTGTACTTAACGGGCGTTATCGTGTTTATGTTGATCCATATGCAGTAACAAATGATGCTAACTATTTTGTAGTTGGATATAAAGGATCATCTTCATATGATGCTGGTATGTTCTACTGCCCATACGTTCCGTTACAAATGGTACGTGCAGTTGATACAAGCACTTTCCAGCCAAAAATTGGATTTAAGACTCGTTATGGTCTTGTAAGAAATCCATTTGCAACTGGAGCTTCAGATAGCACAAGCTCAGGTAGTGCAGATATTAGTGCAGATAATGCTGGTGCCGCAGGCAACGAGTATTACAGAATTGTAAGAGTAAATAACTTAATGTAATTTTCTCTGAAAATTTAGATTATACATAAAGGAGAAGGGTTAAACCTTCTCCTTTTTTGTTTTTGGAGACATTATGCATTCTAAAATTGATTTATATAAACAACTTCCTCCTTATCCTGGCAATTCCCTTACGCTTCATTTAGACAATATCAAAAAATTAATAAAAACTACAAAATCAAAAACCGCATTGGATTATGGATGTGGAAATGCAAAACATTACATAGAAGATAGGATTCATTTATCATGGGGACTTGATAAGATGGGGCTTTATGATCCTGCAATACCAAAATGGGGTCTTTTGCCATCTGGCAATTTTGATTGTGTTATTTGTACAGATGTTTTAGAACATGTTCCAGAAAAAGAAATAAATTACACTTTAAAAGAAATTTTTACATTATCAAATAAATGTACTTATTTAAATATAGCAATGTATCCAGCCAGTCAAATTTTACCAAACGGTGAAAATGCTCATTGTACATTAAAACCGAAAGATTGGTGGAGAAATAAAATAGCTGAAACAATAAAAGAAAATATTGAAGTTCATGTTGTGTATTCGTATACACATGGTATTAAAAACATAGAACGTGAAATTTATAAAAAAGCATGATTTTTTGTATAGGTAATGGCGAGTCAAGACAAAAAATAGACTTGCAATTTTTGAAGAAATACGGTACAATATATGGAAGTAATGGTCTTTATCGTGATTTTACTCCAGACATACTCCTTACATGTGATCCAATGATGCTTGAAGAAATAATTGAGTCTGGATATTCTAAAGAAAATAAAGTTTATACAACTGAATATGGATATGGTAATATACAGGATATACTGAAAAAAACACCCAAAGGACATAAAGTTTCTTTAGTGCCTTTCGAGAAGATATATCCAGTAAATTCTGGATGGGAGAGCATTAGATTGGCATATCATTTTCATCCAGAAGATCAAATATATATGATAGGTTTTGACTTATTCGGTGATAGAAAAAATATTTATGAGGGTTCTCCTAATTATCCAACAATGTTTAAGGAGGGAATAACATCCAATGAAGAATTTCATATGGCGGAAGATGAAAGAATTGGATTGTTTTATTTGTTGAAGGATCATTTTTGTCCAAAAATAAGATTAACAAGAGTTATAGATGATGATACAAAAATTGAAAATATTGATAATATAACAACAGAGCAATTTATGGAAGAAATAACGTGGCAGTAGTTATAATAGGAAATGGAAAATCTAGACAACATATGGATCTAGAAAATATTAAGACAAAGGCATGGACATTTGGTTGTAATGCTCTTTATCGTGATTTTGCACCAGATTATCTTTTAACTATTGATCCTCATGTCACTCATGAAATACTAGATACTGATTATAGTTTAAAGAATATTGTTTATTTGAGCAATATAAATTCTCTTCCAGGAATGATTAGAGACACTATTGATATTCCTTCCGATTCTAAAATTTATGAAAACGAACCGACAGGATATGAATTTTATTATAATGGTTGGGGTGATCACACTTATATTTCATGGGCTAAAGAAGGAAGTTTAATAAGAAAAACACCTTGGAAAGATGATGGATGGGGATTAAGTGCTGGAATACAAGCAACTAGATTAGCACACAATCTTTATCCAAAAGAAGAAATATATCTAATAGGATTTGACATATTCGGTGATAGAGATAATATGTATGATGGAACTAATGGATATCCTTCAGAAGGAGCATCTAATACTACTATGACAAAAGAATTTATAGATGGTTTTGAATACTTACTAAATATATATGATGATATTAAAATAAAAAGAGTTATTGATCAAGATCAAACATTAGAAAATATACCAAACATATCGAAAGATGAGCTATGGCGAAATCTAGCAACCAACCAAAAAATTTAAATTATTTTATACCCACGGGATTTAAATTTACGATTGAAAAAATTCCAAACGTAAATTTTTTCTGTCAATCTGCAAATTTACCTGGGTTATCAGCAGGACAGGCCATTCTTACAACTCCCCTTAGAGACATTCCTATTGCGGGCGATAAAGTGCAATATAATGAATTACGTGTTAGATTTATAATAGATGAAGAATTGAAAAATTGGTTAGAGGTTTATGATTGGATAAAAGGTATTACTTTTCCTGATAATCTGGACCAATATAAAAATCTTGCAGTAGCAAATGTACCTAATCCTAAAGGAGAATTATATTCTGATGGTACATTGTCAATTCTTACCAGTAACAAAAATATACAGTATGTGGCCAAATTTACAGATTTATTTCCTGTGGACTTAACAGATATAGAAATGTCTTCTGATGTTGCTGATGCAGAAGTTGTTGCCGCAGATGCTACATTTGCATATTCTACATATAACATAGAAAGAATTATTGGAGAACATTGATTATGAGGTATAATGAAATTAGAAAACATTCAAGAATTATGGACCAGTGATTGTGTTTTAGATGATATACAACTAGACACAGAATCAAAAAGAATACCCGAACTTCACAATAAATATTTTAAAATTTTTTCAGAAGAAAAATTGAGACTTGTAAAATTTGAGTCGAGAAAGAAAGAACTGTCTAAATTAAAATGGCTTTATTACACAGGCAAACTTGATAAAATCACTTTAGATAAGATGAATTGGGATCCGTTCGAATTAG